ATTTTCAATGGAATATGCAGTTCTTTGACGGAGATCTAAAGACTGCTGGTGATTTAGAGATTAAGGCTATGGGTACAAATAGTCTCATGCAAAAAGAAGTAAGAAGTCAGCGGTTGACGATGTTTCTTCAGACGGCTCAAAACCCAGCTATTGCACCGTTCGTTAAGATGTCAAAGCTTATTAGCGAACTGGCGTATAGTTTGGATCTTGATCCTGACGAAATCCTCAACGATCCCGAAGAAGCGGCAATAGCCGCACAGATTATAGGAATGCAAAATAATGTTGGACAAGCAACTGGCGAACAGTCTGGCCCCATTAGTGAACAACCAGACGTTATGGGAACCCTTGAAGGAACACCTTCAGAACCTACGGATGTTGGAGTTACAGGCACTGGCGATGGAAACATCGGAACCGGAGCTGTTCCGCAGGCAGGGGAGAGCGAGTTCTCTGGCTAACCTCCTTACATTAAAAGAACAAGTAAATCAAAGACGAAAGGATAATGACGATGGCTAAAAAATTCCCAGACCTAACAGGCGATGGTAAAGTGACTCAGGCAGACGTACTAAAGGGTCGTGGAGTTTTTAATGATGGTGGCGAAGTTGATAAATATGCAACTCTTTTAAATGAATTTGAATTGTCTGAGTCAAAAGCAAAAAATGAAAAAGAATTACAAAAAATTAAAAATAGACGAAAAGCATTTATAGGTGATTTAGAAGAAAATGCAAAACTTCAACGAGAGTTTGATGCTAAATATAAAAGAGTTTTAATTAAAGATGAAGACGGCTCTAGTCGTTATTATCACATTCCAAGAGAACCTTTGTCTGCGGGAGGATCTTTAATGGTTCCTCCAGAGCGTGAAGCATATGGTAAAGGTGGTGCAATTCTAGACCTTGTAGCGGCCCTTACAGGCAAACAAACCAAATCAGCTAAGAAAAAAATGGTAGGCGAAGAAAAGGCTCTTCAAGACCTATCTAAAATGGTTGAAGACAACCCAAGAGTATTAGACGAACTTTCAGACGAAGATTATGAAATGGTCGTTTCTAAACTGCCTCAAAGCCAAGCCGCAAAGATGGGAATGGCAGATGAGCCTTTAGATAATATGGTTGAGATGGCTCGTGGTATGGCTCCAGCAGACGTAGCTAAAAAGCTTGAAATGTTTAATAGCATTGAAGATATTTTTGAATATGCTGAAGGGCTTGATGCTAAAGGCGCTAGACAGTTTATGGAAAATCTTTCGGACGAAGATCTAGAAATTTTCGGTGCAGATCTTCCAAATATGGGTGCAACGCTAGGCCCAAGAGAAGTAAAGGCTGACGGTGGCCCTATGCCCGTAGATACCTACGACAACATCAGCCCAGAAGAAGAAATGCAACAGGCTGAAGATATGCTTCCAGACGATGAGATGGAAGAAGAGTTTGTAGACTATGTAGCAGAAGAAGTATTAGAACCCGAAGAGCAAGAATATTTATTTAAGGTTCTAGACGAAGATCCAAGACTAGAAGGGATCTTAGATAAAGTAATTCTTAATGCAACAGAATTTGCTGGTTCTGGGGAAGTTGAAGGCCCCGGTACTGGCATATCAGATTCGATACCCGCGAGGCTATCGGATGGTGAGTTTGTAATCACCAGAAAAGCGACTGACCAAATAGGCGCAGACAATCTCCAAACAATGATGGACGATGCTGAACGTGCTTATGATGGCGGTCTTATGGGCATGGCAAATGGCGGTGAAGCTGGCACAAACCCTTTCGTAAATCCTGAAGAAATGTATGGAGTTCCAAAGGATGGAGAAGAGGATATTGAACGTCAAATGCTTTATTCAAGCCGTATGCCTAGCTTAATGAACCGATAAGGCTACCTAGAACTCTAGCCCCTTATCATTTTATAACCTTGAGGCCACCTTGTAGTATCAAGACCCTGTGTTAGAAGCGCAATAACACAGCCACCTTGAAGAGACAACAAGCCCCAGAAAGGAGAAGTGACATGAGTGAAGAAGAGCAAGCGAATCCGTACAACGCAAAGAAATCTTGGCATGAAGATGATGCTGAAACTACTAGCAGTGCAGATTCATTATTTTTTGAGGAACAAGAGGCTACTTCCGAAAATACCGGAACCCCTCAAGATGAAAAGCGTCCTCGTACCAATTATAAAAAAAGGTATGACGATCTAAAAAAACATTACGATACTAAGATCTCTGAGTTTAAACAACGTGAACAAGAACTAGAGGCTATGGCACGATCTGCTCAACCGCAGTATCAACCGCCAAAAAGTGCTGAAGATCTTGAACGCTTTAAATCAGAGTATCCAGATCTATATGATACTGTCGAAACAGTTGCTCATATGAGAAGCGAGGAGCAGATGAACGCTCTTCAACAAAAGCTATCAGTAATTGAAATGCGTGAGGCAGAAATGTCAAAGCGTGATGCTGAAACGGCTCTCAGAGATCGACATCCTGACTTTGAAGATATCAGGGGTGATGACAACTTTCATGAATGGGCTAAGACTCAGCCTGAAGAAATTCAGCGTTGGATCTACAAAAACCCAGATAATGTTGGATTAGCTAGTCGTGCAATAGATCTTTATAAGATGGAAAATAATATTGCTATTAAAAAATCTTCTCGTCCGTCACAACTTTCAAAGTCCAATGCGGCTGATATGGTATCAACAAAGACTACCGGCGTTGAACCACGCGAAGCCAAGATTTGGACACAACGGGAAATTGCTTCCCTGTCTATGGATGAGTATGATCGTTACGAATCAGAAATTGATCGTGCCATCGAAGAAGGACGGGTAGCAAGATAACACTTGTCTTTTTAGGAGATTTTTAATATGGCTTATAACCAATCAGATCAGTACTTTGAGCCGTCTACAGATACAGATGCGAACTTTGGCAACTCTGTAGCGGGTCAGACTAACTCGTACTTCCTTCCTGCTGTCTATTCCAAGAAGGTACTCAACTTCTTTCGGAAGTCTTCAGTAGCGGAAGCAATCACTAACACCGACTATGCTGGTGAAATTACTGCTTACGGCGATACAGTACGTATCATTAAAGAGCCGGTAATCACCGTTTACCAATATGAGCGTGGTCAGGACGTAACTCAAACTAAGTTGACCGATCAGGAAGTCAACCTCGTTGTCGATACGGCGAACGCATTCAAGTTCATCGTTGACGATATCGAAACTTCTATGTCTCATGTCAACTTTAAGGAAGTTGCATCTTCTTCAGCCGCTTACGCATTGCGTGATGCTTTTGATGAGGGTGTAATTGCCACTATGTTTGCTGGCGTTCCTGCGTCTTCTCCGAACCATATCCTTGGTTCTGATAACGCTACTGACTTGGCGGCTGGTACTTTCGACGGTACTGGTAACCTCGACATTGGCTACGCTTCTGGTGAGCATGATCCTATCGACGTACTTTCACACATGGCGCGTCTGCTTGATGAGCAGAACGTACCTGAAGAGGGTCGTTGGTTCCTTGCTAATCCTGAGTTCTATGAGCAACTTGTACAAAGTAGCTCTAAGCTCTTGAGCGTTGATTTCAATGCAGGCCAAGGCTCCATCCGTAATGGTTTGGTAAGCTCTGGTAAGTTGCGTGGTTTTGATATGTACAAGACCAACAACATTGCATCGACCTCTAACGCGGCTGGTAAGTGTCTTGCTGGACACATCTCATCCACCTGTACTGCACAGACTATTGTGAATACAGAAGTGATTCGTGATCCGTCTAGCTTTGGTGATATCGTTCGCGGCCTGCACGTTTATGGTGCTAAGGTTCTGCGTGGCGAGTCAATTGTCTCTGCCTTCTACGGCATCGACTAAAACTAATAGGGGGATGAAATACTCCCCCTTTTATTTTCTGGAGATAAGTAATGCCACAGATTGGAAGTGAACAACAGCCAATTAGAATGAGTCCTAAAAGAACAACTAAGGTAAGCGGTCAGTACCTTAAGTATGAAAACCGTAAAAAGTACGAAGATAACTATGATCGTATTTTTAGAAAGAAGGAGAAGTAATATGGATTACGGGATGGACAAAAAAAAGAAAAAGCGTAGCGGCATGATGTATGGTTCTGAGGCGAAGATGGATCGCAAGCAAGCCAACATGGGACGGTCAATGTATATAAAAGGCAGTAAAGTTCACTCAGGCTCACAGCCTGTATACGGAAGCACTGTAGCAGATGCTATGCCTAAAGCTGGAGCAAACTAATGACCACTCAAGTTGAAAAACGAGAATACAAGTCTATCCAAGAAAAAGAGCGTATGTGTGCTGAAATGACAAAAAATCAGTTTCCTTATTTAAAGCAAGGAGATCAAAAGTACCCAAAGCTCAGAAACGAACAGGAGAACCCTGATGAAAGTCGCCGCGCCTAAAGGGTATCACTGGATGAAACAGTCTAAGGGTGGCTATAAACTTATGAAGCATACAGGTAAGTTTAAGCCCCACAAAGGCGCAACGCTAAACGCTAATTTTGAAATACAAAAGGTTCATAAAAAATAATGGCGACTACATACCTACAGCTTACAAATGAATTACTAAGAGAAATGAACGAGGTTGTATTAACCTCTAGTAATTTTTCTTCTGCTATTGGTCTTCAAGCACACGCTCAAGATTGTGTCAACAGAGCATACCTTGACATTGTTCTTGAAGAACCTCAGTGGCCTTTTCTTTCTGTAGGTGAAAGCGGCTCAACAGATCCGCTGTATGGTAATGTAACTGTAGAAACTGTTGCCAATCAACGCTGGTACGAAATCAAAGCCGCTAGTTCGTCTTTGGTGGATGATTACGGTTATGTAGATTGGGATGACTTTTATATGACTACAGTAGGCGTATCAGGCGAAACAGCCCCCTACGTCAGTCAAAACCTAAAGTTTATAACCTTAGAAGAATGGAAAGACTATCATCGTGCTAAAGAAAATCAAGACGATGCTGGCGATGCTAATGGTGGTGAACCTCGCAGAGTTTTTCGTAGTAGCGATGGGCGTAATTTTGGATTAAGTCCTATACCTGACAAAGTATACAAAGTTCATTTTTTTGCTTTTAATCAGCCTACACAACTATCAGCGCATGGCGATACAATTGTATTCCCTGATATTTACAAAACTGTTTTACTTGCACGAGCTAGATATTACGTGCATCAGTTTAAAGAAAATATTCAGCCAGCCGCACTAGCCTTAGAAGAATATCGTAGAGGCTTACGACTTATGAAGAATGCTCTAATGTTTCCAGCACCCAAGTACATCAAAGATGATCGCATGAGGCTTGTCTAATGTCTCAGGCTTTTGGGTTTTCATGTAGAGGTGGGCTTAACACAAACTTAAACTCTATTGAGGTATTAGGTCAGCCGGGTTTTGCCAAAGTACTAGAAAACTTTGAGGTTGATCCTGATGGTGGCTATCGCCGTGTAAATGGCTTTACAGCCTACGGTGGTGGTTCTTCTGCACAACCTAATAGCTCTAATCCTATTTTAGGTCTGGCGGCATATGGTGATGGCGTTATTGTTTGCTCTGGCACTGATATATTTTTTAGTAACAACGGCACAAGCTGGTTACAAATAAACAGGGATAGTGTTTCAGGTAGTGGCGACAACCACACAACATTTACAGGCCGCTCAGTTCTTACACGCTCTACTCAAGGCCAATGCACATTTGCTTTGTTTGAAGGTGCTGACTTTGATTATGGCGAGATAGTAATCGCTGATGGAAGCAATAAACCATTTTTATTTAGAATGGAAGGCACAGGCGGTGCAGTTAGTTCAAGAACTTTCTTTGCGTCTGAAATTACTGTTACAGGAACTAAAGGCGTAAAGTATGTAACGGTTCACGATCATCACTTAATTGCCGCTGGAGTAGAAGATAATTTAAACACTGTGTTTTATAGTGTCTATAATGACATTGATGACTTTAGTGGTAGTGGTTCTGGTTCTGTAGCCATAACAGATCAAGTACAGGGTGTCAAGAGCTTCCGTGAAAATCTAATTGTTTTTTCTAAAAATAGTATTCAAAAACTTATAAATATAAATGATAGCTCAAATATTCGCATAGATCCAATTACAGAAAATGTAGGGTGTCTTTCACACTACTCTATTCAAGAAGTAGGGGGTGATCTAGTCTTTTTAGCACCAGACGGTATCCGCACTATTGCTGGTACAGCCCGTATTGGTGACGTTGAGTTAAGTTCTGTATCTCGACAGATACAAGATATTATAAGTTCTTTAGCATCACGAGCAGGACAGTTTGTTATTACAAGTGCTGTGCTTCGATCTAAATCCCAATATCGTTTATTTTATTCTACAACCTCTCAAGAACCCGGAGTAGCAAAAGGCGTTATAGGAACATTTACAGGTCAGGGGTTTGAGTGGTCAGAAACTTTAGGTATACAAGCATTAGGCATTACGTCAGACTTTAATAAAGATGTAGTAGAAGTTGCTTTTCATGGTGACAAAGATGGATACGTTTATAACCACGATACAGGCGATTCATTTCTACATGACGGTAGTGAAGCTAATATCTTAGCGACTTATGAAACACCTGACATTGATTGTGGAGATATAGGGACACGTAAAACTTTAAAATATATTCGCACATCATTTTCACCTGAAGGAACATTACAGCCAGTTTTAAGGTTGCGGTATGATTACAAAGATTTAGACATACCACAGCCTTCAGATATAACACTATCAACTATACCTCTTCCGGGGACATTTGGTGATGCTGTTTTTGGCGTGGCTTCATTTGGGGCGGGATCTGATCCTATGTTCCGACAAACAGTTACAGGCAGTGGCAACACATTCAGTATACGCCTACGATCAAACGATACAAGTAGCCCGTATGGTGTAAATGGTTTTTATATAGATTATATGCCATCAGGTAGGAGATAATAATGGCCCAAAGTTATACACGACAAAGTACATTTTCAGATGGCGATACAATTACTGCCGCGTTGTTTAATAACGAATATAATCAGCTTCTCAATGCTTTTGCATACTCTAGTTCATCTGCATCTTCTACAGGCCATAGACATGATGGCACTGCTGGAGAAGGCGGCAATGTTCCCACCATTGGTGATTTAGATTTTTTAAATAAGATTACAGTCGATGGTTCAAATAACCGCATAGGTTTTTTTGTAGAAGTCTCTAGCAGTGCAGTAGAACAGATTCGTATTCAAGATGGTGCAGTAGTTCCTGTAACAGATGATGATATTGATTTAGGAACAGCCTCCCTTGAGTTTAAAGATCTGTATATAGACGGTACGGCTTATGTAGACGCAATTAATTTTAACGGAACTGCTATTACATCGACTGCCGCAGAACTTAATATTCTTGATGGTGTAACAGCCACAGCAACTGAATTAAACATAATAGACGGCGACACAGCCGCTACAGCTACAACGCTTGCTGATGCTGATCGTGTTATTGTAAATGACAACGGCACAATGAAACAGGTAGCTCTTACAGACTTTGAAACATATTTTGAGTCTGCAATTGATACAATCAGCGGTAACCTAACTATTACAGGCGATCTTACTATTAGTGGTGATGATCTCGTAATGGCTACAAATACTGCTGGTCATCTTCTTATTGCTGATGGAACAAACTTTAATCCTACAGCCGTAGGAGATCTTTCAGAAATATCTACAATTGCAAATGATGATGTTCTTTTAGCTGTAGATACTTCTGGTGGTGGGCTAAAGAAAGTTACTAGGGCCACATTAACAGCAGGCATTTTGTCTGGATCAGAAATTTCAAATGTTGTTGAAGATACTACACCACAGCTAGGCGGTAGTCTTGACGTAAATGGTCAAGATATTGTTAGTGTATCAAACGGTAATATAACTATTACTCCTAACGGTACAGGTCTTGTAAGGCTTGATGGTAATGTAGATATTCAGTCTGGTGAAATTGTTCTTAAAAATGCTGGGTCTGTATCTAACATTAAGTTTTATTGTGAGTCTAGTAACGCACACTACACTCAGCTTCAGTCAGCCGCACACGCTGATTACAGCGGAAATGTAACTTTAACACTTCCAGCGGCTACTGATACTTTAGTAGGTCGTGCAACAACAGACACACTAACTAATAAAAGACTTACATCTCCTAAGCTCAACGAAGATGTAGCTATTAGTGCAACAGCTACTGAGCTAAATGTTCTTGATGGTATTACTAGCACTACAGCCGAACTTAATATTTTAGACGGCGTTACCAGTACTGCGGCAGAGTTAAATATCCTTGATGGGGTTACATCAACTGCCGCAGAACTAAATATTTTGGATGGTGTTACAGCCACTACAGCAGAGATTAACTACTTAGACATTGCTACGCTTGGATTAACAGCGGCATCTAAGGCGGTAACGGCGGATGCCAATGGCGTGGTGACGTTTGACAACGGGACGATTGACGAGTCTACGACAATTACGTCTAGCTCAAATGCGGCGACACTTAATCTGCGTGATGGTAATTCGTTTCTGCACGACCTGACTGAGAATGTCACTTATACATTTAGCAATCCTGCGGCAAGCGGCAAAGCCTCTATATTTGTTTTAAAGGTAATTCAAGACAGTTCCGCAAGGACAATTACTTGGCCGGGAAGCGTTGATTGGGCGGCGGCTACAGCACCAACACTAACCGCTACTAATAATGGAGTAGACGTTTTTGTCTTCTTCACAATAGACGGCGGCACTACTTACTACGGCTTTACTGCCGGTCAGGCAATGGGTTAATGAGTAACGGAGCCTTAAGACTACTCGCAGGCGCTGGTGCTAAAGACGATCCTGTTTACGTTGACGATGTGTTTTCTACGTTTTTGTATGCAGGTACTGGAAGTAGCCTAAACATCGTAACTGGCATTGACTTGTCTGGCGAAGGTGGTTTGGTTTGGACTAAATCTAGAACGTCAGCCGTATCAAATCAATTAACTGATACTGTCAGCGGATACAGGCTGGAGTCAGATGACACATACGCTGGCGAAGCAAGCCAAGGAAATGTGACCTTCAATTCCAACGGACACACACAGGCCAGTGGTAGTAACTTTTTTAACGACTCTGGCAATGACTTTGTCAACTGGACATTCCGCAAGCAACCGGGCTTTTTTGACATTGTAACGTATACGGGTACAGGCGGCGATCACGCTGGAGTGGATCATGGATTAAAAAACGCTCCGGGCATGATTGTTATTAAGCGCACGGATTCCTCCCAAGATTGGTACGTTTTTCATAGGTCAGTGGGCTCCAGCCAAATGCTCAAGCTCAACTCAACAGGGGCCGCAGTATCAAACGATGGCTTGCAGGCGGTAAGCGGCACGATGTTTCATTCAGACAAGTTTTATCCTGCATCTACTGCAAACACTTCAAGCGCAACCTACGTAGCCTACATATTCGCCCACGACGCCCAAGACTTTGGCACAGACGAAGACGAGAGCATTATTAAGTGTGGGACTTACACGGGTAACAGCGGCTCTCAAACAATTGATGTAGGTTTTGAAGCGCAATGGGTATTAATAAAAAACACAAGTAGCAGTAGTACGGATTGGTTTGTGGTTGATGTAATGCGCGGTTTGGTTGATACCTCTGCGTTTGATGCGGCTTTAATAAGAGCCAATTCGTCTGACGCTGAACAAACCAGTGGTGCGGGTGGTGCGCGTATTACGACAAGAAGTACCGGATTTGGTTTTATATCTGAAAGCAATCTTTCTTGCAACAGAAGCGGCGAGACATACGTCTACGTAGCCATCCGCAGGCCACACAAGCCAGCATCAGAGTTTGCGGCTACTGCTTTGTTTGCAGTAGACAATAACACAACATCAGCATCAGCAAGTGTTCCCAACTTTGTTAGTGGTTTTCCTGTTGATATGGGCCTTGCAAACACTGTAGATGAGTCGGGATATACTTCATTATCGTCTCGTCTTACTGGTAAACAACTGTATACATCGGCTAGAGTTGTTGAAGAGGGTACTCCTGAATATGACTACAGCACCGGCTTCAAAGAGGGTGGTTCGTCAACTAACGCTGATGAAGTTGGATGGATGTGGAGACGCGCCCCGGGCTTCTTTGATGTGGTTTGTTACAAGGGAACAGGAAGTGCTGTTTGGCATAATCATAACTTAGGCGTGGTTCCTGAGATGATTATCTGTAAAGGTAGGGATATCGCTGAATACTGGAATGTCTTTACCACAGGGGGAGGGACTTCTTCCCGCTTACACCTTGATGAAGGTAACGAGTACATAACAAATAATGCGAATCAATACTTTCCAACCCTTCCAACAGCCACTGAATTTAGGATAGGTCAAAATAATGAAATCGGCGGTTCGGGCTACAACTACATAGCTTATTTATTTGCATCAGCAGACGGCATCTCAAAGCTAGGAACTTATGCAGGAACAGGGTCGGCTCAAAATATTGATTGTGGTTTTAGTGCTGGCGCTAGGTTTGTACTAATTAAGCGTGTAGATCAAGCTGGTTACTGGATGGTATGGGACTCTGTGCGTGGCATTGTTGCTGGTAATGATCCCTATCTAGTTTTAAATACAACAGCGGCTCACACTACTAACACAGACTACATAGACCCACTAGCCAGCGGTTTTACCATCACATCATCAGCACCAACAGATAACAGTGATTACTCAATGAACAAATCTGGTGGTACGTACTTTTTCTACGCAATCGCATAGGAGCATCAACTATGTCGGAATATCGCATTAGATCAACGGGTGAGGTCAAATCTCAAGGCCAAATCCGAAGCGACAACTCAAATGTGTCATTACCAAAAGTCTGGAATGACAACGTAAACGAAACACTTGGAATTGATCCTGTACTAGCATCACCTAAGCCAGAACCTTCTGCCGACTTTAAAATGGTTGTACGCAACGGCGTAGAGCAGGACGCTAACGGCAACTGGGTGCAGGCTTGGACAGAGCGTGAGATGTTTACTGAGTACACAGACGATGACGGCAACACTGTCACTGTGCAGGCTCAGAAGGACGCCAAGACTGCGGCTGACAAGGCTTCTTTAGCGGCCTTAGAACGCTCTAAACGGGACGAACTGTTAAAGGCTACAGACCACTACGGGTTGTCTGATGTAACCATGTCGGCAGATATGGCGACTTACAGGCAGGCTTTGCGTGATGTGCCACAGCAGACAGATTTTCCCGGTACTATCACATGGCCTACAAAGCCATGAAAAAAAATAATGTAGTGCTGTTGCCAGAGTTATCACTTATAGATAAACAATTTTTAAAACTACAAAAACAACAAGAAGAAATTTTAAAGCAACAAGAAAAAATTAAAAAACTTTTAGGTCAGAAATGAATGGACCCTATATCTTTGGTAGCAATGGCGTCTACTACGTTCAAAGGTGTACAGATACTTGTATCTAAAGGCGCTGAAATTGAACACGTAGCACAAAAACTAGGCCACTGGTACGGTCTAGTTTCTGACATAAAAGAGGCTGAAAAGGAAGCAGAAAACCCACCATTATTTAAAAAGATGTTTGATGGTGGTTCAGTAGAGGAACAAGCACTTAATGCTGTTATTGCTAAAAAGAAAATAGAAGAACAAGAAAAGCAAGTAAGAGAATTAATTACTTGGGCTTACGGTAAAGAAACTTACAAAGAAATGATGCAAATGCGTCGAGACATACGAGCTAAAAGAGAACGTATGATTTATAAACAAAGACGTAGACAAAGAAGAATGTTAGATGTATCAGCCATTATTATAGGGTTGATGGTAGCTGGTGGTATCCTTATGGGAACCGTTAGTTTTATTCAAACTTTTGGGAGATAAGTGGTGGTGGCTGTAATGATTCCAGATTCGCGCCTTGAGCGCATAGAAGAAAAGTTAGATAAATTATCTGATACAGTCTCTGATTTAGCACGTATTGAAGAGCGTATGTTGTCTGTATTTAAAAGACTTGATAGACACGAAAAAAGGTTGGACGATCAAGAAGATGATTTAAAAGATTTAAGTAATAGTGTCCTTTTAAATTCTAAAACAAGTAGTAGTATTGAACGCTTGTTTTGGGTTATCATTACAGCAACAGCCTCTGTGGTTGTTTATATGTTTAAATAGGAGAAAATTTTATGAAATACTTTCTTATGTTTTTAGCTTTCTTTGTAGGCTCTGCGTATGCAGAAACTGTTATCAACTATGATGATGGTTCTACATATACTCTAGAAGATGGTCAAGAGATTTACATCGCTAGTGAAGCTAGTACTTTGTTTACGCGTAAATTAATGAATAACAAAAATACTTTATTCTATGCTCAAAAGCCTTGGTCAACGCGTGATTATGTTCCAGATGAAGACGGAACTGACGATATGACGGTAGGGTCACACGCATGGTGCAAAGCCTATGTGCCGTGGCACGAAGGTTTCACGTTTAATATGCAGGCGTGGAAGAGGTTCTGTGACACCAATAGTGATGGTGTTTACGACGAAAACGATGCTGGCTGGGAAGGCTAAGTAAAATGTTAGAAATGCTAGTAGGCCCGATTTCGGGCCTTTTAGACAAATTCATTCCTGATGCGGATGAAAAAGCGAGGTTAGCTCATGAAATTTCTACAATGGCTACAAGACACGCCCATGAATTGGCTAAAGAACAAATATCAATTAATCGTGAAGAAGCTAAACACTCTAGTATCTTTGTGTCTGGATGGCGTCCAGCGACAGGTTGGATTTGTGTTGCCGGTATGGGGTTTAATTTTATTATCGTGCCTATCGGTAACTTTGGTTGTGCTTTGGCTGGCATAGATGTTGTCATGCCTAATTTAGATATCTCTGAAATGATGCCAGTACTTTTGGGTATGTTGGGTTTAGGAGCTATGAGAACTGTAGAGAAAACTAAAAAAGTCGCTAGAGACTAGAATGAGTTACTTTACAAAAGAAGAGTTGAGTTGTCAACACTGCGGTACTTATAAGTTTGATGACGAATTTTTAAAGGTTTTAAATAACATTAGAGAAGAATGTGATTTTCCTTTTGTTATTAGCTCTGGTTACAGATGTGTTGAACACCCTATAGAGGCTTCTAAAAGTCGCGTAGGCGCACATACAACAGGGTGTGCAGTTGATATAGCTGTAAGCGGAGATAAAGCTTTAAAGGTTCTTGAGGTCGCCATGAAGCATGGTGTAAAAAGAATAGGTGTTAATCAAAAAGGAAAAGGACGATTTATACACTTAGATATGGCAGAAGAAGTTTTTCCATCTCCTGCAATCTGGTCGTACTGAGGAATATATAAATGGCTAAAAAGCAAAAAGCAAGAAAAGTCGCTAGACATAAAAAGCCTCAAAGAGTTAAGGCATTTTCAGGTTTGCCTAATATTCAGATTGATGAGGACGGTAAGCCCTATATGATGGTAAATGGCGAAAAATTCTATTTGAATATGGACACCAGCAAGATTAAGGGGCAACTTGGTCAGGGGGCGCTTACTAGCACACAGACAGAAGATGGTACACCTTATATACCCTCTAAAGATCCTAATCGTCCTAAATCTCCCGGCTCTTCTGTATGGGAAAGTTTTGAATATCCTGATCCTGTTACAGTAGAAGATTTGTCTGAAGAATTTAAACCTACATTAAAAAAAGTAAATGTAGACGATCCTAATTTATCTACTACTCCTTTTACAGAAATGAAAGAAGAAAACATTCGTAAAGTTTCAATGCCAGACTTATATAAAGAAGAAGAAAAAAAAGAAGAAGACGAAGAAGGTCGTGATGGTGCTAGAAAAGGCGGTATTCGTTATGCGGCTCAAACAGGCGGTAGGATGATGAGTCCTCAAGCAATCGCAGATATGAAAAAATTACAGGCCGAACAAAGTAAAAAAGATGCGTCTATGCCTCCCCCACCCGGAATGCAACAGGGCGCTCTATTAGAAGCAGAAGGAAGACCAAGGCCAAGGCCAAGGCCACCAGAAACAAGCACCGTAATGCCTCCTCCACCCGGAAGGCAACAAGGCGCTTTAATACCCACAACGGGGGGGCCAAGGCCAGCATCGCCAGAAACAAGCACTGTGATGCCGCCGCCACCACCTAGCGTAGACCCAACACTTACAGAGTCAGGTGTTGCTCAAGCTGGGCTTACAGACGTAGATGCGCCTAATACTGTAGAAGTCGATACGTATGATGCAACACTTATTGATGAGGCAGATGTACCGACTGTCGAAGCACAGCAAGGCGAACTCAGCGAAGGCGCTATTGCTCAGTTTCAACCACAGGCTTTAACTGAAAGGGCTGTAGCGGCAGGAAGAGATGCCGCACAAGAGCAGGCGGCACTAGCAGTAGCCGCACAGTACGAAATTTCTGACGGTGCTTATGTTGATAAAGTCACGGGCAAGACCACAGAGGTTGCGCCTACAAAAGAAGCAGAAGTTGCTCAACGTAGAGCAATTATTGGTAAAGCCGCTGAAGATGCAGAAGCCGCTCAGATTTTAGAAACTTTAAATTATGAAGCGGCTCAAGTACGTCAAGTAAAAGGTACGGCGGCTAAAGGTGCGGCGGCAGACATGGTCGCAGAAGTTGGAGAACTTCCTCCAGAAATTAGCGCAACCATCGTTGAAGATCCTCAAACTGTTGAAGCTCAAATAGATGACGAACCTATAGAAATACAAGCGGCTGTAGCGGCTTTACCGACAGAGGCTCTTGTATCTTCACAGATGGAGACACTGCTTGGAGGCATTGAAGATGGTGAAGTTCCTGTATGGGCTAGACCAGCAGTAGAACAAGTAAATAGAATGCTAGAGCAAAGAGGCTTGACGGCTTCTACAGTAGGCCGTGATGCACTTTTAAATTCTATTATTCAAAGTGCTATGCCTATTGCTCAGTCTAATGCACAAGCACTACAGCAAAGGTCTGCTCAGAACCTCTCAAACGAGCAACAAGCCAATGTACAGCAAGCTAACTTAGACGCACAGCGAAGGCTACAAAACACTGCTAATCGTCAGACAGCGGCTTCTCAGACGGCTCAGATGGCACAGCAAATGTCAGTGCTTCAGAGTCAGTTTGCACAAGACGCAATGATTGCTACTGCGGCTCAAGCACAGCAGACTAGAATGGCGAACCTTCAGAATCGTCAGCAATCAGCAGTACAGAATGTTCAAAACCAACAGGCCATCAATGCTCAAAACTTAGGTAATGAACAGCAGACTGAATTAGCTAATCTTCAGTTTGAGTTCCAAACTAATGCGGCGAATATGTCTGCTGAGAATCAGTCACGGCTTGTTGAGATGCAGACTGCCGCAGACTTTCTTGCTAAGAATGCAGGCTTTAAGCAACAGATGGAGTTGGCAAACCTTAGTAACGAACAGCAAATGGAACTTGCAAATCTGACTGCTTTAAATCAAGCAAGCTCAGAAAACCTGACGGCTGAACAACAAACAAGACTTGCAAATCTTGATTCTCGTATGAAGACTAATATGCTTCAGGCTCAGATAGCAAGTCAAATGAATGTTGCACAATTGAATGTAGATCAGCAACGTGCTGTTCAAAATGCTTCAATGGTTGCAAAAGTGGATCTGGCTCAGTTTAGTGCAGAACAACAGGTTGCTATGGCTAACAGCAAGTTTATGCAGTCTATGACTATGCAAGATTTAAATAATCGTCAACAGGCGGCTATGCAAAATGCGGCGGCAATGGCGTCTTTAGATCTTACTAATGCTAATAACCAAACAAGACTTGCCTCTCAAAATGCTCAAGCCTTTTTGCAGATGGATATGACAAACTTAAACAACCGTCAACAGGCAGTAGTACTTGATGCTCAAATGATGCAACAAACTTTGTTGTCTAATCAGTCTATGAGCAATGCCGCAAAGCAATTCAATGCTCAAAGTACAAATCAAATTAATCAGTTTAATGAAAATCTGGCGGCACAGATAAGACAGTTTAATGCTCAACAAGCAAATGCTATGTCGCAGTACAATGCTGATGCACTTAATAGACAAAAGCTTGCTGACTTAGATGCAGAAACACGCATAACAACTACTCAGATTGGTGCTGATGCTCAAGTACAAAGTGCTGGAATAGGTGCTAGTGCGGCAGTTGAGGCCGCACAATTACGCGCTAGTAGTTCTGAAAGAATTGCAACCGCTCAAATGACTTTACAGGCTGAACAGTTTAATTCTGCCCAAGACTTTAACCGCGAACAGTTTAATGCGGCAAACGCGAATGCTATTGCTCAATCTGATATTGCTTGGAGGCGTCAAGTTGCTTTGGCTGAGACAGCCGCTGATAATGCTATGACCCAGCAAAATGCTCAGAATGCTTTTGCACTTACTATGCAACAGCAACAAAATACTTGGCAGACCGTAAGAGATGAGGCTAACTATGTAAATCAAGCATATGAAAATAACCAAACTAGACAGACTCAGTTGTATGCTGTGGCTCTTGGTAATGAGGCGGCGGCTGGAAATAGTAGTAATACAACTATAAGTACACTAACTAATATGATTGATAGCTTGTTCACGAGTCCGGGTGGAGGTATATAAGCATGGGATTTTTTAAAAAAATATTTAAAGGCGTAAAGAAAGTCTTTAAAAAGATTGGCAAAGGAATTAAAAGTGCCTTTAAGTCTATTGGAAAATTTATGGGTAAGATTGGCATTATTGGTCAAATTGGTCTTGCTCTAGTCCTGCCGGGGGTCGGGCAAATCCTATCGGGAATGTTGGTAGGTACAACGCCCGGAGTTGTTGGTGGGCTTGCAGGAAGTTTACAGGGCATGGGTGCTGTTGGTCAAGCGGCCTCTAGTTTTATTCAAGGCGCTGTAAAGGTTGCTTCTAATACTGGTAAGTTTTTTAGTAGTATTACTGATGGCGTTACACAGGTTGTAGGGGATACAATTGGTGCGGCGGCTAAAAATCTTGGAATCACCGTTGACAGTACACTTGGTCAGGGATTAAGTAAGCTTGGTGTTAATATGGATGTTGATGGTTGGGGAGGAGTTTTTACAAATGCTCAAAAGTCTTTTGGAAACATAACAGAAGCGGGTAAAAGTATTTTTGATATCTCTCAGCCTGTTGGTGATCCTACAGCTACAGCTTTAGCTCAAGACCAGATGGGTAACATAACAGAAGTTTCTGAAGGCTTGCAAGGACAGATTGATTCTGCAACAGCTTTTGATGTTACAAGTCCAATAGGCGAAACAGTTGTTAGAGCGCCAAACCTTTCTCCAGATCCTTTTGGGCCTGTTGGTGAAATTGGCGGTATAACTTATGAAATGGGGCCACCATCATCGTCTTTGCTATCAAGAGATCTTAATATGGGTTTTCAGAATATGCAAGCTGTAGCAAAGGCCCCTGTTTCTGGTAGTGCTGGAAATATTGCAGAAGCCTTAGCTGAAAATATTGCCCAACAGGGTGGTTCAGGTACGGCGGCAGACCCTTTCTTTGCTTCTGGTAAAGCGGCAGTAGCCCCAGACAAGTCTTTCTTAGAGAAGGCCAGTGAATTTGTAACTGGTCGAGATGTTGCAGGCAATATAGCAGAAGCTAGAGCAGGCGTTGGGGATCTTATAGCTGGTGCGCCAAGAACTGTTGCTGAAGGTGTACTAAGTAAAGGTATGCAAGCTATAGGACTAGAAGACGTTCCTGAGTATCAATACAACCAGTACGCTATTGCAGTACCGGCGCTTGATATGGGTTCAACAACCAGTATTGGTCAAGAGTTAAACACGGGCCAGCCAGAGCAGTTCTTTAATGCTTACAGAGGTCAAATGGCTTCTAATGCTTATGGGGCTACAGCAAACTTTTTTAATATTTATCCTGAGTATATGCAAAGGGCGTTAGGCTAATGAATGAACAATATTTTGATGTACTAATCAACGGTGGTCGGGCTATACCGGGACAGAGTCTTACGTCTGATCCTGATAACCCTGCCCCCTACGAGCAACCTCCTGAGTATACAACTATACACAAAGCAACAGAGTGGATTTTTACTCAGTTTATTCAAGAAGAAAACTATGAGCAACTTATAGAGGTTCTACTTGATGATATGCCTGTTATGGATATTGCTCAAGTTTTCTTATTTAAGGGCTTTACTCAAGGAAAGTGGACTGTTGATTTAATGATGCTTCTTGCAGAGCCTACGGCATACATTATTTTAGCACTCGCAGAAAGGGCGGGTATTGATCCAACTATTTTTAGAGGCGAAGGAACTGAAGAAGTTGAAGAAGAAATGTTCTTTGGTAACTCTATGAAAGAAGAAAAACTTAATAATATTAAAAAGTTTAAAGAGCTTGGAATTAGACTGCCTTATATTTCTTTAGAAGAACAGGGTAAGATAAAAGGTCTTCCTACCGCTGAAGAAATGGATATTGAAGAAGGTGTAGAAGAAGAAGAAGGCCCAGCAAGCCTTTTAGCAGAACCTGAAAACGAGGTGTAAAAATGGGTATTGAAGCATTTGGAGAGTCTTTACTTGCTCAACAACGTGAGCGGAATAGACAGCGTCAAAAAGAACAAGAAAGATCTGTCTTGCAAAAAGCACTTATGGGGCTTGGTGTTACAATCGGCAATAAAGTTTTAGCACAACGAACCCAAGATTTTATGAACAGTACTGAGTTTAAGTCAGGGTATGCTATTGCTGGCAAGGCAGATACTCTTGCCGCAGAAAACGCTAGAGTCTGGGAACAAATAAATACTTCTGGTACTACACCTCTTCAATTCTTAATTAAAAAGCATACGCCTATTGTTGAAGAAGAAATAAAAAATGAAACACCTTTTGAGGATAGAGGCACACAACATTATCAAGGCACTATTTATAAAGCCGCTAAAGAAATGGCTGAACAAGAACTAGCCGCCTTGACTAAAATGAGAGCCTTTATTGAAGATAATAGTTTAGGTAAAGATCAACAAAGGTTAAATACTATTGCAAAAGAAACTAGACCCAGTAATGTAAGAGACGCTTTACTTGGAAAGCTTACAGGCTTTTTTTCAGGTTTTGGTATTGAAGATACTGACCAAAGAGAAATCTTATCATTAAAAGAGTATATAGACGATCAAGATCCTACAAGCCGTGGTTATTTACTTAGAAAATTTCAGCACTTGGGCGAAGAGTATCAGAGAAGTAGAGACTTTACAAAAGCAAGTCAGTATGCAGATGATATTATGTCAAACAGATCTGATCCAAAATTAGGCAGAGAACTTATTGAGACTGAAGACTTTATAACAGCAGGCGAAAAAGTAATCCGAATAAAAGTAAAAACAACTTACGATATTGGGTCAGACGGAAAAAGGACTCAATTTGGACAACCCTCACGAGAAATAATGAGGGGTGAAAATGGTGAGCCTTTAGAATTAGATCTATCTACTGAAAAAGATCGTGTAACTGCTAACATGAAATCTTTTAATTGGGCAGACTTTTCTGAAAAAAATCTGATTGGCAATGCTACCTCTCAAATATTTAGTAGGTTAGGAGATGCGGGTATTAGTACTCTAGCTGAAATTGATACTGACGAAGAGTATAAAACTTTTACTAAAATATTTATGGATGTAGCATCAATCGCATCAAACTATAAATTGGGAGAGGCAGGAAAAATATTTTTTGATAATGGTATTAGGTGGTGGCATGATGAGAAGGGAGACGGCTCAAAGATTTTAAGTAGAATAAAAACGGCTGAAGGGCGTGGAGAAGATACTACTGAATTGCGAAAAGAGTATGACAGAGCTTTTGCAGACTATGCAAGAAATCTACGCGAGGAAGCTGTAAATCTACCACAAGCAAATAGACCACAAGGTTTAGAAAGCCCAGCATCTGCCGTGTCAGCGCCAACTCGTGCAGTCCCTACTCTAGAAGAATTTTTAGAGGCGGCTAAAGCGCGGCCTGAAAACGAAGGTATTTCTGAGCAAGCATTAAAAGACTACTATTTCCAAACATACGGAATTCAATAATGGCTGATATTTATGATCCGTTTGCACAGCCAAACACAGTAGGTGTCTTTGACCCCTTTAAAGAAGCGGTAAAGCCGCCTACGCCTGTACCTACAGAATATGAAGAGCCTGAAGGTAATTTTCGTACTGATATGACACAGGTTTTATCAAAGGCTGGAGAAGGGCCTGTAAGTGTAATTAGTGATTTTCTTGTTAATCCTGTGGCAAAAGCATTGGGCGCTGAAGATGATGTTATTGATGCAGAAATGCGAACTAACATGAGAAAAACATTTATTCAGGGCCTTGCGCCCTTGTTGGGTGTTAAGCCAAAAGATGTTCTTACAGAAAGCGGAGAGTATCAAGACTATTCAACCGTTGCTGGCCCTGTAGGAGAGCTTGGAACTTTGGTTGCTGGCGGTGCAGGAGCCTTCAAAGCCCTAGATAGAGTTAGCAACATATCTGATTTTAAAAAAGGTGTGACTAGTGGATTAATTGCAGAAGAATTATATTTTCAAGAGGGCGAAGGCAACCTAGCAAGGGGCATTGAAGACTCTTTTGATATTGAAAGTCAGTTTTTAAAAGATACTATTGAATATCTTTCAACAGACGAAGGCGATAGTGTACTAACTCAAAGATTTAAGGTGGGCCTTGAAGGTGTTATCTTAGGTGGGGCCGTTGAAAAATTTTTAAGTGGTGTTGGTATTGTTGGTAAAAAGTTTATGCCTAACAGAAACAGCAGTGTTGATGAGCAGGCTGACGAACTTTTAACATTTATAGACGAAAACAAAAATGAAATTGAAATAGCTCCTTCTGCTATTCACGCTGATGTAGAGTTTAGTCCAAACCCAAATAGTGTTGCTCAAGTCGAACAACAAAATAGCAAGTGGTACAAAAGATTTTTAAATCAGATGTTTTCTTCTCGCGGTTATTGGACAGAAGAAGCAGACAATATGTTTCGTGGTAAGCAATATGCAGAAAGACAAACTATTCGTGAAGCAGAAAATATTGCAACGCGCTTAAACATGGCGCTTGATGAGCTTCCTGTAGATCAGTTAGACGAAGGCAAACTAACTCGTGCATTAACTCAAGACTTTGAGTTTTCTCCTGTAGCTTCTTTTGACGCAAAGGTTGAATGGGTGGCGGCAGATTTAAATATTCCACAAGAAGTAGCTTCAGATATTGTTCGTGCTAGAGAAATGATTGATGATCTTTCAGCCAGAATATATAACTCTACTGTTCCTAGCGATGAAGCACGAGAAGTTATTAGACAGAACGTAGGACAGTATATGACTCGTTCTTATCGTGCCTATGAAGACGGTGGTTACGTCCCTTCTGAAAGTGTTATCCACAACGCTACAAAGTATATTCAAACTGCAATGATGAACGCAGATGAAACCTTGGAAGACGGCAAAGCCTTTGAGCAAGCATATATTAAAGTTCAAGAAATTTTAGAGCAGTCTACCAGCAGTGAAGATGTTTTTGATTTTTATTCAAAGAATGTTCAAATAAACAGAGACATTTTAAAAAGAAAAGATCAAACGCTTCCTAAAGAAATTAGAGAGTTGTTAGGAGAGGTTGAAAACCCAACAGAAAATATTGTACTTACTATTAGTAAAATGGCTCAACTTGCAGAAAATGCTGAGTTCGGTGCAAATCTTTTGAAGTCTGCTCGTGGTAGTTATATTTTTGATGAAAAACGTGTTTTTGGTACTAGTGATGGAAAAGGTAAAATATTTTACAACACAAAGATTGAAGGCACTGGCACGGCACTAGATGGGAAGTACACAACGCCTGAGATTGCTACTGCTATTGCTGGGCGACAATCACGCCTTGAAAGTTATGAGGATATGGCAGGCGTCAGGCTCTTTGCTTCTGCTAAAGCCACATCACAGGCTATGAAAACTGTTGGTAGCTGGACTACTCATGTGAGAAACTTAATGGGTGGTGTGCAGTTTGGATTGGCTAATGGTATTTCTCCTATTGGAGAAGCAAAAGTATTTAATACTCTTATGAACGCCGCCGCTAAACGAGGCGATAAAGGACTCGACAGCCTTTACGAAGAGTATTTAGGGCTGGGTATTATCAACACCAATGTTCGCCTAAATGAATTTAGAACTCTTTTTGATGATGCCGCTAGGATGCGAGCAGGCGATAAGACTGCAAAAATAGATGCTACTTACGGGCGTGTCGGAAAAGCTGTGGATGTGGCTGATGAAGTAGTATTGGGTGGGGCATCTAAAACTTATAAGGCCGCTGAAGAGCTTTACAGAGGCACTGATGACTTCTTTAAGATACATGCTTTTGAAAAAGAGCTTGATTTTTTAAGGAGGGCTATGCCTGATGCGCCTATAGATGACCTCAAAAAAGAAGCCGCTAGTATTGTTCAAGATACTTTTCCAAACTATGACAAAGTTCCAAACGGAATTAAATCTTTGCGCTTCTTGCCAGTGGGTAGTTTTGTTTCGTTTCCTGCTGAAATTGTTAGAACCAGTTGGAACATTATAAAGCAGGGACATAAAGAAATTAATAGTGATAATCCTGTTATTAAACGCCGTGGAATGCAAAGACTTGGTGGATACATAGCAACAAATAGTCTTTGGGCAACCTCTGCCAAAATCGGTGCAGTGGCAATGGGACTAAGCGAAGAAGAAAGCGAAGCTATACAGGAAATGTCACATACTCCGTGGTCTAAGGCTCCAAAAATTCCTGTGCGTTGGGGAGATGAAATTGTAACTATTGATACGCAGTTTATTGATTCTTACAGTACTGTCAAAGAACCTTTTATGGTGATGGCAGACAGAATTATGCGTGGTGAAATAAAAGGCGAGAACCAGCTTAAATCTATAGGTGTAGGTATATTAGAGGGGGTTGCAAAATCTTTAACGCCTTACACAGATCAAGCAATTATTACAGAAGCCTTTACTGATATTATTACGGCTTACGCAGGAGACGGTAGAACGTCTACTGGACAACAATTAATTCCAGCAGACGATCCAGAAAAAGCTTTAGGAAACATAGCTTATCATATGTTTGAAGCCTTTGTGCCGGGAACCATAACAAGCCTCCAAAACATAGGCATTGCCGCAGACGGTGAGCTTTATCCGGGTGTACGCACACCAAAGAAAGATTTGGAAACAGAAGTCATACGAAATGCGTTAGGCATCCCTACAAAACTTATGCGACCTGAACAAGCCATTTATTTTGCAGGCGATGGCTACAAAAATAAAGCATCAGAAACGACACGGCCTAAGCTGGCGGCAGACGTTGAAGGCGAAGATTATGTTGAAGACATGAGGACGCGCTACGAAAATCTTTATAAATATCAACAAGACCTATACATGACGATGAATGCTGTGCTGACTCGCATGGAGCCAAATGAAGCGCGTATCCTTCTTGCAGATCAGATTGGTAAAAAAGCGGCTGATACTATTTTAGGAAATAGATTCTATTTACCAGAAGTTCCAAAGCTAGAAGAGTTTTTAAAACTCAAAGACGTAACGGCTGAAGAAGCTATGCGGTATCAATCAGAAGTAATACAGGCTAGGGACAAGGCCATATACACCCGTTTAATTCCTGTTGATGAAGAAGAAGGGCCAAGCAGAAGCGCATTTAAAAAGGGTGGAGAAGTTTTAATACCTCAAGCGCCTGATGAGCCTGATGAGCGCATAGATAAGATGACAGGAAGACCTTATATTGAACAGGCTGGTGGAGCTTTTACAGACGAAGAAGATCGTTCAGGCTTTGCAGAGGGCGGTAGTTTTTTAACAAAGGTTTCTCGTTTGATGGAAGAAGGCGCAGAAAAGTTTTTTGGTGTCGGAGCAGAAGATCTACGACGAAACGAAGCAGAAGCTATGGCGCTTGTAAATCGTCTTGTTGATGAAGGCTCTTTACACGAAAGAGAAAGAGTAAAGGTTGAAGATGGGCGTGTGCTGGCTGGAGATGTATTTAACGCCGCTAATCATATGTTATTAGCTAAGATGGCAGGCGATAACAGTTTAGCCAGAGCCGCTTTACAGGGTAAAGAATATGTTCAACAGGCTTTTGGGGACACCGGCTTTCATGGCGCAACGGGCGACAGACAAAACAACTTTATGGGCTTTAATTTATATGATAAAGCTCAAGGAGATCCTGCCGTATTTGAAAGTTTTGTAGAAGAAAATTTAGTAGAAAGGTTTGGTAAAAGCACAGGCGGTGTTACAAGACGCTTTGCTGTTGCCAAGGGTGGCAAGATCGACAAGAAGAAGATGGCCTGCAACAAGCCTAAGCGCACACCTAACCATCCTAAGAAGTCTCATGTTGTCAAAGCCTGCAAAGACGGTAAAGAAAAGATTATACGATTTGGTGAACAAGGCGCTAAGACTGCTGGCAAGCCAAAGTCTGGTGAGTCCAAGCGTATGAAGGCCAAGCGCAAGAGCTTCAAAGCCCGTCACAGAAAGAACATCAAGCGTGGAAATATGTCTGCGGCTTATTGGGCTGATAAGGTCAAGTGGTAACGCTCAGTAAGATTGTATGGCACGATGCCTCTGGAGGCTCAAACATGGGCTGGAGGGATATCAACGAACTCAAACAGATTACAGCCGCTATAGCAGTTTCTTGCGGTATGGTAATCCATGAGGACGATGACCTTATAATTATATGTCCTCATATGTTGCTTGAAGATGGTAAGGCTGTGCAGGGTGATGCAGAGATAGCGATTCCAAAGGCTTGGATAATTTCAAACGAAAAATTATTGGCGTTACCGCCCGGAGATTAAGATGGCTAAACAAAAAATAAACGCAAGTACACTAGCTAAAATTAGACCAATAGAAGTATTTGGGCAAGTTGCTAAAGTAATATCAGATATTAGCCCCGCTGGTCAATTTATACGTAGTTTGAACCAAGGCTCTAGCTTTGGCCCCAACAGGGCGATGCCCACAACACCAGATACTCCAACACTTTCTAGTGACTCAAGAGGAGGGCGAGGCGGCAAAAGTAAAGGCATGAGTATAAATCAACTGGAGCGTAAACATCCTTTAGCCCAAGCTGACAAAGGAAAAGAGCAGTATTCTAAAGGCGGTAGAGTATCATACAAGTCTGTCTTTGATATGGAGCGTTGACGATGAAAAGTATCTTTGATCTAGAAAGACAAATGTATAACAAAGGAAGTAAAGTTAATGAGGCAGGAAACTACACTAAGCCAACAATGCGAAAAAACCTTTTTAACAAGATTAAAGCAAGTGGTAAAGGGGGTGATCCCGGTCAATGGTCTGGACGCAAAGCCCAGATGTTAGCCAAGCAATATAAAGCTAAGGGTGGGGGTTATACTTAATGGCACTTAAAAAGTCTCAGCAATCCTTAAAGGATTGGACAAAAGAAGATTGGGGTACTAAGTCTGGTAAGCCTTCTACACAAGGCTCAAAGGCTACAGGTGAACGCTATCTTCCTAAGAGTGCTAGAGAATCTTTGTCCTCCGCAGAGTATGCCGCAACGTCTGCAAAGAAAAGAGAAGACACAAAAAAAGGCAAGCAATTTTCAAAGCAACCTAAGAAGATTGCAAAGAAAACTGCTCGCCATAGGGCTGATACAGGTGGGCTTATCTCATCCGCAATGGATGTTAGCAAACCCTGTTGATGGCGTCTATCTCTGTCTCCAGTTTAGAATGTACATCTCCAGTAATTTCTTTAAAGGCTCTAATAGCCGCACGAATTAATACTTGAGATTCTTCCTCCCGAAAGACCTTGGCTATATGTTCATCTGGCAGTTCAGTCTGCTCAGTAACTAACAAGCCCTCTGAGTCTATCAATACCCGAAACCCTATTATTGTTGCGTCTTTCATTACGTTTCTACGTACTCTCGCACATATGAAAGCCCTTCTAAATAATCATTAGACTCGACCAAAAGTTTTAGTTGAGCTTCGACAGCCTCATAAATAGCATCGTGATCGTGAAAGCCTCTAGGATTATCTAGTATTACTTTTATTGCCAAGGCGTGT